TGGTTTTAACTTCGCCTGAATATTGATCAAGCTCGTCTAGCTCAAGTTTTTCTACAAGTTCCTTAGGTAAAGGGGTTCGATTACGATCCGCCTCGGGGGTATCATCTTCGATTTCAATATCAACACTAGGCTTAGCTTTAGTCTCAACTTCGGACTGTTTCTGCTCTTCACCTTCAACCTCAAATTGAAAATCGTCGTCTTTAGTGTCAGTTTGTGTGCTCATGTGTATTCCTATGCTCTAAATATATTAAAAAAACGTTCAGAGTGTTTGTTTGACTTCTGGCGGTTCCAAAAAGCGGGGACTACTTGCAGATTGTCATACGTAGTCAAACCACCCTTGGACATTGGGGTAATGTGATCTATATGCCAACTTGTCCCTAGCGCTTTTTGAGCTTCGCTACGCACGGCTAATTCCCCTTGGATCTTCAACAACACCTTCAACAGAATCATCGTTAATGATCCTAAGCTCCCGTCCGTGAATTTTGACTCGTGTACCTGAATGAGGTCTGACTAAAATAAAGTCCCCCTCTTTACACCAAGCCCCGCTAGGGAACCGAGAAGCGTCTTTATAACAATCCGGTCCCAACTTTACAACAAACAGAACAGTAGTAAGTATTTCCTCGTGTTGTCTAGAAAGGTCTGACTTGAGGATTCCACTTTCATACTTTTCATCAATCTCAGGAATAGCACATAATATGCGGTATCCAGAAGGCTGTGGTAGTTGCTTTGCTTTTCGTTCTGCGGCTGCACCCAAATTCGCTGAACCTACTACTCGCGGGTTATCGGGGTTTGTACCGATAAGTATTTCACTCATCTAACTCCTCCATACGGTCTGATGTTTCACTGATAATGTTGTTAGCGATCATCAACCCACGGATAACTCCGCAGGTATATTTGTACTCGCCGTGGTCCTTAGCCCTACCTAGGCCAAGATCTGTAGAAAGTATCTCCTGCTCCGCATCGAGCTTTTTTACGAGATACTTCAATAAGTCATCGTTCATTTATTTTCCTTTGGGGGCTGAGGGCGTTGCTGCATGGCTTGTTGGGCTATACGAGCTTTTTCAACCTCTATACGTTCTGCGTCAATTGTGTTTTTAGTTAGTTCCTTACCAATATCTATACCTAACTGAACCCCCGCTTCTTGTTGGTCCGCCGACAATTTAGCTTGATCGGTTGCTAACTTAGCACCAGTCTGTAAACCAGCAATCTGTTGTTGCGACGCAATACGTTCGCGCTCGATAGCAAGCCGGTCAACTTTTTCACCAGCGGCGATAACCAACTGCTTCTCTTTAATTTCAACTTCTTTTTGCTTGATCTGAAGCTCCATTTGCTGCATTTGAACGATTGGATCGTTTTGAGCTTGTTCGGCTTGTTTGGCTTGCATTTCGATTTTATTTTTTTGCAACACTTTATCCGCAGCGGCAGCGGCAAGGCGCGAGATTTCGAGTTCTGTATTCTCATCCATCTCAGCGTCGGGGCCGGGATAAGGCACACCAACGGCGTCTTCAATTTGTCGCCTGTATTCAAAGGCTAAGTGTTCCTGTACATGCGCAGCGAATGCAGCAGTTATAGCTGGGGCGGTAGGACTTTGTCCGACCATCTGTTTAATTTTAGGATCTTGGGCCGCTGCCATGTGGACCGCAATATGCGCTTCGTGGTCCTGATATATAAACGCTTTAACAGGCTTGCTGTTAAGAAGGTCCATGTTTTCAGACACAGGATCTCGTGGTTTATAGTCGTCCTCCACAGGCACCAGCTTCGCAGAATTCTTGATTCCTAATACCTCCAGCATTTGACGGTGGAGATAGGGTAGGTCGTAGAGTTGAGGTGCTGTCTGGGCCAACTGGAGGACTGCTTGGTACTGTACTACTTTTTGGCTCATTGTGGCAGCGTTAGGGTCAGATACTGGAATTACTTCCACCATGTCGTAATCTGAACGCTTGGCTCTAGGGGTTTCCCCCACAGGTTCGTAATCATACGAGTCATCAGTATGGTCTCGGATAATCTTTTTGAGCAGCCGGAACTCTTGGCGCATGGAGTAATGAATCCGTGCCTGTACAGCCGACATCACTTTAAGTGTGCGCTCTAATATTGCTAGCGTAGTGCCAACGGGGGACTGTGCCGACATGTCTGACACTTTTAAATCAGCCGCACTAGCGAACCTACGTCCCTCATCAACAATAGTACCCAGCAAGCCAAACAATACTTGGCTAGGTTCTTTATACGGTAACGGCATGATGTTGTCACGCATGGTGCCACTAGCCACATCTACATCTCTAAACTCTCCGGGACCGATCGGGGTGTCATCGCCCTTGATGCGCATACCCTTGGTTTTAAACCCACCGGGTAAATTAGATAGCGTACCTGCATCCACCAACTGACGGATCAACGACGTACCTGACTTAGCAAACGCACCGATCAAGTGGATAAGCCCGAACGCATAAAAACCAAATCCCGGCACGTACGGGTAGTGTACGAAGTGGTTGCGCTTTTGTTTAACGCGGTCATCCCGATTCCAATTGCGCCGTATTGCTAAAACAGACTGAGATGACTTATCAATAGTAACTACGTAAGGTAGCGCAATCCCTGTTGGCTCGCCATCCTCTTCATCTTCATAGTCAGGCAAATCTAAATTGACGTGCACCTCTAATATCTTGTGTCGGTCGTCTGATGAGGCTCTAAACCCCATCTTTTCAGCAATTTTCTTCTCAATCTCATCAAATGTGTCAGTCGGATCCCCCAGCTCAATATCGCGGTAAAACCCACTAACTTGCAGTTTTCTAAGCTCATTGGGCGTTTTGCGCATCACATGGGTCACACGCTCCGCTGTTTCTAGGCTACTCGCACCGTAAGGCACCACAATATCTTCAGCAGGAACATACATAGAGACTTGGCGGTCTAGCGACGGATCGAAATACACCTTTTTAAACGCGTTGCCCGATAAACCTAGGCCCCACAACATGCGCTCGTGCTCGGGGCGGTACTCCACCATGCGCTCAGTTAGCTCGTAGTTCATGTCGTTTTTAACCCGCAACGACGCTTGCTCTTTCTCTTTAGTCTCTTTACCAATAATCTGTACTTTTACGGGGCCTTGTGCAGGGAACGTCTCCATCATGGTTTCAGCTTGGAACTTTACTAGCGCCTCGCTTAACAAGGGGTGATACACTCCACACGCACCGGGCCACGGCTCTGAGCGCTCCTCGATCTGCATGCCCAACAATTCAAGGCCGTCAACGTAGGTCTGCATCCAATCACGGCGGGCGTTAACGTCATCCTCGTAATCAGAAATAATATCGTTGGCTAATCCGCTTAAAATATCTTCAGATATAAACTCCGCCAGATTAGAATCAAAATCATCCTCGTCTTCATCCTCTGGAAAAATCGTGACCTCTAAACCGTCTGTCGTAATAGTGACGTTTTCCGGATCTTCAATCTCGATCTCGATGTCAGGCTCGCCTAAGAAGTCATTTTCTTCTAAACCCATTGGGGCCTGATTTAACACTTTGTCTATATTAGTTGCCATGTCCTATCCTTAATAGTATTGGGTAGCCCTGCGTTTATAGCGAACGGGATCTTCTTCTTCATCTAGCTCGGTACGCAGAAAACCGCCTTTGCGAAACCGCATTAACGCCAAAGAAACAGAGTCAACATAATCGTCATGTTCTCCAGCGGGGAAACTTGCCACTTCATCAATAACTTCTTCCGCCCAGCGGGTGCCGGGTGCCCATACCTTTTTTGAGGCGAACAAATCAGACACCGCATTGAGCCGGGCAATTTTGTCGTTGCCTTTAACAGGCGTGAACTCCTGTACCGGTATGCCCATCGAGCGCAACTCGTATATTAAAGGCGCCCCCGATGCTTTTTTCTCAATAATAATAGAGTCGGGGTTAAACTCCTCCATCTGGTCCAACACTTTGCGTTTCAACGCCGGGAACTCTAGCCGATCACGGCAGGCATCTAGCATTATGATATTAGCCTCCATTCGCCCAGTGTCCGAACTGTCCTGATAAAACACCCCCCACGTCGTACACGCCGAATAATCAGCACGGTTGGTCTTTTCAAACGCCGTATCCCAAGCCTGAAGGATAAAATCACACTCCGGGGGAGCTTCTTTGTCCCATAGCTGCCACCAGTCACGCTTAACAATGGCCGAAGTCTCTGAAGTTGGCTGTTGTTGGTACTGAGCCATCCATTTGCTGTTAGGTAGCTCCTCACGCAGTGCCTCAAGCTCGGGTAACTCCCAAAACTCAGGCCAAAGTGGGTCGCCACTTGGCAAAATAGCTGGAAACTCAATTACTTCCCACTCTTCCCCGCCTCTTGTTATAGAAGACTTTACAACTTGCCCCGTTAAATCTCGCTTAGACCATCGGGTCATCACAATTACAATAGCGCCACCCGGTTGCAAACGCTGTCGAGGCCCTGATGTGTACCACTCATACACTTTATCGTAAATTTCAGGGCTTGTATCGGCTAAAGTTGCCTCTTGTTCAGAATGAGGGTCGTCAATAATAAGTAAATCCGCACCCTTACCTGTAACCGCGCCACCCACACCGATAGCAAAATAGTCCCCGCCCTGATTAGTGGCCCAACGACCCGCAGCTTTAGAGTCACTTTGCAGCCCCATCCCGGGAAATATGTTGGAATACGCCTCTTGGTCAACTAAGTTACGTACTTTTCGACCGAACCCTACCGCCAACTCAGCGGTGTGCGCTGTTTGGATGACTTTTTTATTCGGGAATTTGCCCAAAAACCAAGCAGGTAGAAGATAAGACGCAAACTCGGACTTAGTGTGCCTAGGAGGCATGTTGATAATGAGCCGTTTACACTCACCACTGGCCACTCTTTCAAACGCCGAAGCCATCTTAGCGTGGTGCCGCCCACTAATAAACACAGGCCAAACTTCTTTGACGAACGCCAAGAACCGCTCTTGTGCGACTTTACGCGTTTTTAACCCCTGCAGCTTCTCTAACTCAGCAAGCAATAGCTCCTGCTCCGCCACTGATAACAACGGTAAGATACTTGGTATATCTTTGAGCGAGAGAGACTCAAGTGCTTGTTGGGCTGTCGTCATTTAGTTCGTTCATCAGCTCGGGTTCAGGTTCAGGTGGCACTGTGGCAACACCTAGTTGCTCGTCTAAGTCAGCACCAATGGGGGTAACGTCAGTGACGTCCGCATGCAACAAACGCCTAACGCGCTCTTTAATAGCATTTTCCAAATCTAAAGGGTCTTTGTAGTTGATTGTTACTTCACTACGCTCGGTAAACAACCCGATGTCGCTGTGCTTTCCAAGTAACTCTAGTGCTTTCAACTCATACCTTGGATCACCACAGTTGGCGATCTCCATTAGCTTGTTTGTTATAGCCGCACGAGTTTGCCCCAAGTCCATGGCTAGCTGCTGGCCATAGGTACGCAAAAAAGAAGCGGCCGCAAATGCGGTATTAGTGTTAGTTAGGGGTTTTGTTTTACGTTCCTTGATCGCTTTCTCGATCAAAGACTGTTCCTGATTAGCTGTTTGTTCGTCAACTTCTAGGGAGGCACCTAGTGATACCTGCAACTCGGCCGTGTTACCCGCAACGGCCATCTCATCCATAAACGACGCCGAAGTTTCATCAGACGTATCGTAGGGTATGGGGTGTTTATCTGTGGGTTCTATGTTTACAGTAGGCATACGCGGTAGCGGTTTGTGGCTCCAGTGCGGCTAAGTATATACGTGTTTATGCAGTGTTGGCAAGATATATAGAGGGGCCCCCGATAAAGCACGGGTTTAGAGCTGCGAAGCCTGCCAAGGAACGTCACTCGAGGTAGCTAACACCAGTACCCCCAAATAATATTATGGCACATAAAGCAAAACAAGATTGGGACTCCTATAGGGGGGTGTTTCTATATGGCGCAAACAAGACGCACGTCGGAAAAATATATAGGGGGGTGGGGGGTGCGATACAAAGT